CATGCGACATACAACGAATCGTTAATTTCACCATCAACCAATACTTCATTACGAAGCCACTGATACCGCGCTTGATCTTTCTTAGCCTCTGCAAGGTCTTGCTCTAGTTGTTTGATTTTAGCCTCTGCCTCGTCAGCATCTACCCACCCACCGGAATTAGATGGATAATGCCCATCTGAGGAAAAATCATATCTTTGTATCTCGCTCATTCTTCTTCTCCTTGTTTAGTTAGGCGGCAAATAAATTATTCTGTATAAATGCCGTTCTGCGATCCCAAAACATAGCGGCCTGATGTGATTCAATTCGCTCTCTCATAATCGCGGCTCTTGCTTCCTTTGTTGGTGGTGTGTAAGTTCCTCGCCACGCTGAATCTATACCGATGTTCTGCCCTATGTTTGTACTGTCTGCGCTGGCAAATGGAAACCTTGTAAATACATCGGGGTTTAACATGCGCAATCCGTGTACTTTACAAACTGGCCTTCCGTTTTTATCGCAAATTACATTCATTGCTTCTGCCATTCTCGACCACCATGCATTTGTTCCTATTTTTGAAAACTCTGCTGAACTTCCAAGGCAAATGCGAGGCCATTTAATCAAACGCTCCAGTCGGTCAAGTGATTCGTGTAAATGCCAAACTGGTGCGCCTATGTGTGGTGCTGATTCTCTCCAAGGCCATTCTGCTAGTAAGTCATCGTTTGCTTTCTCGTCTCCATCAATCACATCAGGAATTACGGCAAAGTCAAAATTCGGGTAGCGGTGCAACTCGGCTATCCAATCGTAAAACTCATTCCAATCAGTAACAGGCTTGCCGCTTTTCCACGCTGAAAATGCTCCGTTATCTACCGCAAACGACTGGCAGACTTCCAAAGCAACGGTCAATTGGTCGGCATGGCGAAAGGATACAAAAGCGTGACCACCTGACACAGCTCGGACTGCTGCTGTTGCTGGCGTAATTGGTAATCCGTGATAGTGAATAATTTTAGTTCCCCTTAAATCGCCCAGCGGAATCGCGGGAAACGTTCGCATTAGATTTCGCATATGACTTTACTCGACCTTTACTTGCCATATCCATCTGGTTTTGTTTTGCAGAGCCAATCCAAAGATGTGATGGGTTGCAGCATCTACGGTTGTCGCATGAATGGCATATGTACATTCCGTGTGGCACTTCATCATTTGCCAATATCCATGCTGCTTTGTGTGCAGAGATCATCCCCATTTCTTTGCTAATCCTAAAATATCCATAGCCATTGTCTTTAATTGCAGCTTGCCATTCCCAGCAATTACCTTCGCGGGAAACTTTTGCGTTAAATCTATTAGCGTGTGGCTCTATATCAGATTTACAAATTTTCTTAAATTGCATCATTCAGATTCCTTCGTTCTCTTATTAAAGCAAGACCAGCAAAAGAATGAATACTTTGGCGCAACGTAGTAGCACAACTGAGCATTAGAACCGCACAAACATTTTTCTTTAAACGGGCAACGCATTTTTCTCTCTCAATTAGTTAGGAAGCCAACTGTCAATTTCTGCTTTTGCTTTTTCCGTCAAAGTTATCAGCATCGAATAATTAGTTTTGTGGCTGCTATGGTTAGGCTTCCATTGGATAAGCCCACTTTTAAACAGACGGTCTTTTGATGCTTGCGAATACCAATTTGGATTTATTCCACCGCCATTTGATGCAAGCGCGTCTTGTAAAAGTTTGATGTCAATTTTCTTCATTGGCTTTTTCAATTGCTTCTCTCAAAGCTGCTTTCATTTTTTCGTGAGACATATAGCCTTTGTCATAAAACTTTAGTGATGAACCTGACGCTTTCAAGATTTGATCTAAGTGGTAATCAAGAAACTCATTTGTTAAGTTCATTTTCCCTCCTGTTAGTTAGGAAGCCAAAACTCACAACCTGAACGGCTGACCTTTGGTAATGGCTTCCTGTGATGCTCTTACTCGCGGCCTTCTTCGTGTGCATCGCAAATTGTTTGGCGAATGCAACCTAGCCCTGCACCTGTTTGCTCTTGTACTGCCTTGAAGCGCTGCTCATCTGTTTTGTGCTGGTGATAGACTTGCTCGTACACTTCAAAGATTCTGAATCTACTAACAATGCTTCCTATCATTTCCATTTTTTCTCAATCTCTTTTTGTGTTGCTCGGATTTTGTCAAGCGCGTGACCAGGAACGACCTTTCCTTGATTTGCGTAAAACATGAAAAGGTTCACGACTCCCATCATGCGCTTGATTGCCTCGCGTTCATCGAACTGCTGCGGCTGGCGACTCATGATTAAGCGGCCTTTTTCAATTGCTTGAAGTCCATAGCTGCAAGCCATTCAAGTGCTTCATCTGGATCAACCATGTAAGCATCAGCAACGATATGAACAACCACATCAATACTCGGTTTAAATGGTTTTTTTTCTGCTGCTGGCGCTGCTTGCTGAACTTGGACCGTAGATTTCAAGACCGCTTTTTCTGCTTCGACATTAGCTGTTTCAATATTCTTGGCTTGCTCTGCGCGCTTTGCCGCTTCTTCGGCTTTCTTAGCTTCGGCCTCTTTGTGTCCTGCAATGCGGTTATTCACCAAGTTCTGAAAATCTTCTGTTGGCTTGAATACGATTTGCTGCAAGTCGTTGAACAAAAATTTGTAATCGACTGCGGCTGTCTCATACCAAGTGATCTGATCGCGCAAAGCATTTGCGACTGTAGCTGCTGTTGCTTTGCCGTTGGCTACTGCAGTAGCAACTGAGTCTTTTAAGCTTGCCAATGTGCGCTTATTCTTGATTGCGCCTGCAAAATCAACTGGCGGCAATACTAGCTTGATCGGTGCAAATGGCTTCTCAAGTGAATCAACAAAGTCTTGATAGTCGCGCTTGCCGTTATTCATGATCTCAAGCTTGATCTCTTCCTTGCGTGATTTAACAAGCTTATCTAGCATCAGGCGCTTATTGCGCAACTGCGCTTGAATATGGTCAACAGTTCGCATCAGTTCATCAATACTGCCTGTTTGCGCGATGACTGCGGCCTTTGCAACATCAAGATCTTTTTCTGCCTTCTCGCAGAATTTGACTGTTGCATCAGCATTCGCAAAATCTTCATCTGTTTGCAGATCTGTTTTGATTGCGGCAATGAATGTTTCAGCCTGCGCTTTGAAGTCGGGCAGGTTACTTGCCACGATCTCGCCTTTGATTTGTACCGCAAGTGCTGGCAAGCGCATGATTGATTCTGCTTTTGGCGCTTCTACTACTTCTGCAATAACGTGGCTTTCTAAGTCGCGTTGAAATTGCTTCCATCCAGAAATTAGTGCATCAAACTTTTCTTGGCTTGGCTCATACCAACACCACGCCATGTTTTCTTCTGTGCCATCCGAAGTCATGAAAAGGCATTTGCTTGCGCCTGAAATAAGTAACTGTTGGTCTAGCTGGACTGTGTAATGATCACTTAACGCGCCGCTACGGACTTCGTTTGCAAGTGATTCGCTGTAAAGTTTGTGTTCCCAAATGATAGATTCATCAATGGTGCAACCATCAAAACTAGCCAGCAATGACAAGCCTTCAACTTCCAACGTTGCAGTGACCGGATAGAGATCTTCCTGAATGATTTTTTCAGCAATTGTGCGTGCTGTGGCTTCTGCTTTGTGGCCTTTGTCAAACAGTGCTTGCGTGAAAGAATCAATCTCTTTGCTTACGCCAGATGCTTTTTGATTTAACAATTCAGTGCGGCTTGTGTACTTCGATTTGCCAAGTGCCGCCGGTGCTTCTGATGCTGTCAAATGCGTTTTGCGAATAGCAAGCCATTGTTCGGAGCCTTGCTGGATATTGTCTAAGATGTTCATGATTAAGCCTCGACAGTCATGTTTACAATTGAATTGATTTCTGCTTTTTGCTTCTCAGACAGAACAGCTTTTGAAGAAACCATTGCCATGATTTGATCTGCGGTTTTCTTTCCATCCTTGATCAACTTTTCCCAAGCGCCGATGTTCTTGTCGAAATCGGCATCAGAGTAGGGCGGCAAAGTCTTTACCTCTGGCGTGATGTCTTTCTCTGGCTGAGATAAAGGCGACTCCACAATGCGCTCTGCTTCGTCTTGGTCATAAATTCCACCAAAACCGAACGCCAAACGTGCACACTGAATCATTGCCTTATGACGCAACATACGTTTTGGGTGAGAGTTCCAAGGCTGCGCATTTTGGCGACGGCACTCTGCCATGTACTCAGTTGCCTTCGTTGGGTGACTGCGATCTTTGCGATAGATAATGCATGTGCACTTTTCATCGTCTTGTTCAAATTCCATTCCATCGAATTGAGGGTGATCGTTCATAATTCGCGCCCAACCATCAACACCAACGATAGGAACAATGCCGCCCTTATCCGGAAAGGCATAAATCTCTTTCAGCCACGGATTCAAGTTGTACTGCTGCGCGACTAGCATCAATGCAGTCATTTGAGAATCATTTACGTTTGCGCCTCGAAATGCCGTTGCTTTGAGTGTTTCAATCAGTTCGCCTTGATTGTTGCCAAGTGAAAAGCGTTCTGCGAATTTGCCGGTTAGTGTTGAGAGTGCTGTACTCATTTGAATAAACTCCTGAATTTACGTTTTAGTTTTCTGCAGCCTGAATAAAAATCAATCTGCACTTGATGAATGCTGAACAACAATGAATCTTTGGTGCTAAAGTTTTTTGACTTCAAATACTTGTACTGCTGAAAGAAGCCGGTAATCATCGGTTCACCGCAAAATTGTCTTTACCTGGAAAGCCAGTTTTTGACTGGCCCTCTGCGAATAACCGTTTGAACTCTCGCTCATCTTTTAACTTCTCTTGTTTGGCAAGTTCGATCGACTCTTTCAAATGCTGCTGCGCTACTTCTTCTTGCTTAACTTCTTCGGCCTTCATTGCGCCCAT